TCGCCAAGCACGGCATCGACACGAACCCCGGCCAGCGCGCCTGGTACGCCGCCAAGGAGAAGACCCTCGGCGACGACATGAAGCGGGAATACCCGTCGATCCCGGCGGAAGCCTTCCAGCAGTCGATCGAAGGCGCCTACTACGCCCAGCAGTTCACCAAGCTGTACGCCGCTCAGCGCATCGGCACGCTGCCAGACAACAGCCACCTGCCGGTGATGACCTTCTGGGACATCGGCGTCGGCGACTCCACGGCCATCTGGTTCGTGCGTCAGGTCGGCAACGAGTACCACGTCATCGACTTCTACCAGAACAGCGGGGAAGGCCTGCGGCACTACATGAAGGTGCTCAAGGACAAGGGCTACACCTACTCCGAGCACTGGGGCCCGCACGACATCGACAACCGCGAGTTCGGCAGCGATGCCAAGACCCGCCGGGAAATGGCGCGCGAGGGCTACGAGATCGACGGCCAGCATTACCGCATGACGTTCCAGGTCGTGCCGAAGATCGGCGTCGACGACGGCATCGACCAAGCGCGCGAGATCCTCGCTCACTGCGCCTTTGACGAGGCGAAGTGCGACGAGGGCATAACCGCGCTGGAGAACTACCGCAAAGAGTGGGACGACAAGAAGGGCTGCTGGAAAGACAAGCCGCTTCACGACTGGGCGTCTCACCCGTCCGATGCATTCCGGTACTTCGCTGTCGCCAAGAGCGCAAGGAAGCCGGTCAAATCAATCAAAATGGGATTCGCACGCTAATGGCAGACGTCACCTACACCCGCCCGGAGTACGACGCGGCACAGTCCCGTTGGCGGCTGGTGCGCGACGTGTGCAAGGGATCCGAGACTGTGAAGGCTCGCGGCGATGTTTATTTGCCGAAGCCCAACCATCACGACACCAGCCGGGAAAACGTCGAGCGGTACAAGTCCTACAAGCAGCGGGCAGTGTTTTACAACGCTACGGGGCGTACGAAACACAGCTTGGTCGGCGCGGTGTTCCGCACTTGGCCAACCCTCACTGTCCCCGGCGCACTCGATTACGTGTCTACGGATATCGACGGGCAGGGCGTAAGCGTTTACCAACAGTCTCAATCGGTCATTGGGCACCTGCTCGAAGTTGGCCGACACGGATTGCTGGTGGATTACGCCGCGGTGCAGGCGGGCACGGTGAGCAAAGCGGACGAGCAGGCCGGACGCGCTCGAGCGAGTGTTGCGAGCTACCCCGCTGAGTCGATCAGGAATTGGAAGACCCGCAAAGTTGGCGGGCAGCACCTGCTGAGCTTGGTGGTACTGCAGGAATTCGTGGACGTCGATACAGATGATGGTTTCGGCAGCGAAAAGATTACCCAGTATCGCGTGCTGCGACTGGACGAGACCGGCGTTTACACCCAGGAGGTGTGGGAAGAGGGTTCAAGCCAAACGGCTATGATAACCCCCCCTTTCACTCCGCTGAACGGCGCTGGCCAGCCTTGGCGGATCATCCCGTTCCACTTCCTTGGTAGCGAAAACAACGACACCAGCATCGACGACGCCCCACTGTACGACATGGCGGTACTGAACATTGGTCATTACTGCAACAGTGCGGACTATGAGGATTCGGTATGGTTTTCCGGCCAGCCGCAGTTCTGGATCTCGGGGCTGGACGAAGCCTGGCGCGATCACCTTGAGGAGAACGGCATTTATGTCGGCTCCAGGGCGCCGCTTACATTGCCGGCCAATGGGTCGTGCGGCTTTGCTCAGCCTGAGCCGAACACGCTTGTGAAAGAGGCGATGGACGCCAAGAAGCAGGACATGGTGTCCCTCGGTGCCCGGCTGATTGAGCGTGGTAGCGCGGTGAAGACCGCAACCCAGGCCGACAACGACAGCGCCGCCGAACACAGCGTGCTGTCGCTGGTGGTCAGCAACGTCAGCGAGGCCTACAGCCAGTGCTTTGAATGGATGGCTGAGTTCGTGAACGCCTCCGGTGAAGTGGTCTACAAGCTCAATCAGGATTTCAGCCAGATCACTCTCGACGCGACGATCCTGGCTGCACTGTTCAATGCAGTGCAGGGCGGCAAGCTCCCTGAAGGCGACTTCTGGCAGTACCTGCGCGATCGAGGCGTGATCAACCCGGAGAAAACGGACGATGAAATCCGGGGAGAGCTGGAAGCGCAAAGCACTGGGCCTGACCTGGATGACGAAGAGGTAATTCCGAATGGCGGCAAACCAAGCAATCCTTGACGCCACCATTCGGCATGCCGTGTTCCTCGAGCAGCTGAAATCAGGGGAGGTGGCGAAATTCGCGCCCTTCCTCAAGGAGATCGACCGATCGATACGCGAGCGGCTGACCCGGGCGGATCTGACGGATTACACCGTTGCGCGCCTGGAGCGGCTGCTCAGCGAGGTCGACAGCCTGCTGCTGGGCATCTTCGACCGGTACAGCGAGAAGCTGAACCTTGATCTGGTGGATATCGCCAACTACGAGGCAGAGTTTGAGGCGACCAGCCTGACCCGGGCGGCGCCGGTTGGGGTTTCGTTCGATGCGGCGGTGCCTGGTGCTGCTGCAATCAGGGCGGCAATCCTCACCAACCCGCTCAGCGTGCGCGGTGCGGACGGCGGCAAGCTGCTCAAGTCCTTTATCGATGGCTTTACCGCCACCGAGCGACAGCGCCTCACAGGCGCGATCCGGCAAGGCTTTTTCGAAGGCCAAACCAACTTCCAGATCATCAAGAATATTCGCGGCACCAAGGCGCTGAAGTACAACGATGGCATCCTGGCCACGACCAACCGGAATGCCGGTTCGATTGTGCGGACGGCGGTGCAGCACGTCGCTACCCAAGCGCGGATGGAAACGCTGAAAGCGAACTCCGATGTCGTTCCGTCGGTGGAGTGGGTCAGCACGCTGGATTCGAAGACGACCAGTCAGTGCCGGACGCTGGATAAACGCCGGTTCAAGCTCACCGAAGGGCCGAGGCCGCCAATCCACATCAACTGTCGGTCGACGGTGGTAGCGGTGACTCGCTTCAGCGCCTTGTTCGCTAAGGACGCCACTCGCGCATCCATCGGCGACGGCGGTGCCCAACAGGTAAGAGCAGACCTCAGCTACTACGACTGGCTCAAGCAGCAGCCAGCAGCGTTTCAGGACAAGGCCATTGGCCCGGTTCGTGCGAAGCTGTTTCGCGAAGGCGGCCTGAGTGTCGAGCGCTTCGCCGAGCTGCAGCTTGATCGCAACTTTTCACCTCTGACCCTTGTGCAGATGAGGGCTCTTGAGCCATTGGCATTTGAGCGTGCTGGCCTACAACTCTGAGCACTTCGAACGCTCAACTTCGAAGGAGCGCATGTGTTTGATGTAGTTGTCGTTCCAACCGCTGAATGATTTTCGGGCCGCTGCAATAGCGCTTTCCATTTGCTCGTTGGTCTGGGCCGAGAGTCCAAGTTGCACTGTCACTGCTAGCTTCAGCGCAACGTAGTTGAGCTCGACCGGGGCGTATGCAGTTAGTGCAAATGCAGATTTCATAACCTGCTTGCCAGGCTCCCTCGGTATCTCCCTAGAGCCTGCGAAAGATCCTAAAAAGCTGCCCATGTCACCGAGCAGATCCTCTGCTTTTTTTCGGGTGATCATTTCTCGTTCGTCCACGCGTTTTATACAGCCTTCGATGCGGTTCAATTTTGCTGAAGAAACGAGGGCGTACGCGCCGAAACCAGCAGCGACAAGCGTTGCGAAAGCTGTAATGGATGTGACAAGTAATGTATTTGAGACGGTAGCAGGGTCCTTGTTCTCTTGAGACCCAGGCTCACGTTCCGTTCGGGTCGTAAGGCGCATTCCACAATTTCTCTTTAATCCGGGCCGAGAACTCTACCCGGATTTTCACCCCGCAGGCAGGGCCTGCACCTACGTCTCTGGGAGACAACCAATGCTGAAATTTCAACTGGATACCCTGGAAGGGGTAGATGAAGCCGTGCGCGCTCTTTACACCGAGAAGGACGGCAAGTTCGTACTCGGCATTGAAGGTCTGCCGCAGCAAGAAGATGTATCCGGCCTGAAGGCCAAGGTTGATGAGCTGCTCGGCGAGAAGAAAGCCGCCGAGAAGAAGGCGCGCGAAGCCGAAGAGGCAGCGCGCCTGGAGCGTGAAGAAGCCGCTCGCAAGTCCGGCAACGTTGAAGAGCTCGAGCGTTCCTGGACTGAAAAATTTACCCGCCGCGAAGCTGAGCTGAACGGCATGCTGGAACAGGAGCGTGGAACGCTGAGCGGGCAGATCCGGGATCTGACTGTCGGCCGCACCGCTACTGATATCGCGTCTGCCCTGGCTGTTCAAGGCAGCGCAAAAGCCCTGTTGCCGCACATCGAACGCCGTCTGAGCGTCGAGCAGCGCGACGGGAAGCCTGTTGTCGTCGTCCTCGACGCACAGGGCAAGCTCTCGGCGGCAACGCTGGATGAGCTGAAAGCAGAAATCGCGAATGACGCGGCGTTCGCGCCGCTGATCGCGGGTAGTAAGGCATCTGGCGGCGGGGCCGGCGGTGCAGGTGGTGGGGGCGGGGCCCCGAAAGGAAAAATCGGCGGTACCAAAGAGGAACGCACGGCTGCAATCGCAAGCCGGTTCCCAGATCTCCCTCAATCGTAAGGAAATAACTCATGTCCCTGTCGCAAATGCAGGTTTTCAACGAATACATCATGCCTGCGACTCTCGAGACGCTGGATCAATATCTCGCCGCGTTCAACGCTGCGAGCCGCGGCGCAATCGTGCTGTCCCCGGACGGCTTCACTGGCGATTTCCTCCAAGAGTCGTTCTTCCAAACCCTGGCTGCTGCCCAGCGCCGCGTTGACCGCTACAGCGCCAACGCCGCCGTCGCTGCCACCGACCTGACCGAGCTGAAGAACACTTCGGTGAAAGTCGCCGGCGGCTTCGGTCCGATCCGCTATGAGCCATCGCAGATGACCTGGCTGGAGCGCCCGACCGCGCAAGGCATCGAGGTTGCCAGCCGCGCGTTCGCTGAAATCCTGCTGAAGGACCAGTTGAACACTGCGATCGCGGCACTGGTTGCAGCGATCACCGCCCAAGCCGCCGCAGTCAACGATGTGTCGGCGACCGCAGGCATCACCTACGCCGGTCTCAACAACGCCCACGCGAAGTTCGGCGACGCCAGTCAAAACCTGGTCACCCAGGTTATGCAAGGCACCAGCTACCACAAGTTGGTCGGCCAGAACCTGGCGAACCAGCAGCAGCTGTTCCAGGCGGGCAACGTTCGCGTGGTGGACATCCTCGGCAAAATCTCCGTTGTGACGGATGCCCCTGCGCTGATGCAGGCCGGCACCCCGAACAAGGAAATCATTCTCTCCCTGGTGCAGGGTGCTGCGCTGGTCCACGACGGCCGCGACATCATCAGCAACGTCCAGACCACCAACGGTAAGGAGCGTATCGAAACCACGCTACAGACCGACTACACCTTCGGCCTGGGCCTGAAGGGTTACACCTGGGACACCACCACCGGCGGCAAGTCGCCAACCGACGCCGAACTAGCGACCGGTACCAACTGGGACAAGACCGCTACCAGCATCAAGCACACCGCCGGTGTCGCTCTGATCGGTGACGCCTCCAAGTAACCCCGTGATGTCCAAGCCGGGACGTGTGCCCGGCTTGGCGGAGATGCAATCATGAGTAACAAAATCTGGTATCTACCCGGACCGTTTCACCAGTACCGGGAAGACGTAAAGGCGCTGGCGAAGGAACACGGGCTGCGCATCATCGACGCGAACATCACAGAAAGTCGCAATGAAGAGGCAGATGATGTGCCGGAGGTTACGGTGCGGCAGGTTGAGCCGGCGCCGGTGCTGCTGATCGCAGATAGTGGTGATCACACCGCGCTGCAGGAGCTGATCGACAAGTTGAATGCTGAGCGCGATGGCATCGTGCTGCTGATCGAAGCCGCAGAAGGCCTGACCGAACTGGAACACCCGGGCGCCGGTGAATTGCCGATCCGCTTGTTCGGTGCGCTGAAAGCCATTCACGAAGGTTTCGAAACCCTCACGGGTGAACGCGACAACTTGGCGAGCGAGGCCGAATTGCTTCGCGCCGAAGTCTCCCGCCTGAAGGCTGCTGCAGAGCCAGCCGACAACGCTGAGAAGATCGCGAGCCTCAAAGCGCAGCTCGACGCCGCCAATGTGACGTATCGGGCGAATGCTTCGGTAGAGTCGCTGGAAAAGGCAGTTGCTGATCTACACGAGGCGTAACCATCCGGGCGCTGACAACGCGGCGCCCGATCCAGCACACCACAGCGAGCTGATTCATGACTCTCATCATTGAGGACGGTACCGGCAAACCTGACGCCGAGAGCTACGCATCTGCCGAAGATCTGGCCATGTACGCCGTGAAATTCGGCGTAACCATCCCGGCGGAAGTGCCAGCACAGGAAGCGCTGCTGCGCCGGTCCGCGCTGGCAATGGATGGCATGACGTGGAAAGGGCGAAAGTCCAACAGCGAACAGGCGCTGTCCTGGCCACGCCGCGGCGTCGAACTAGATTACGAAATCAAGCCAGACAACTACCTGCCGGCGCGGATCCAGTACGGCCAGATGGCGCTGGCCGCGGAGATCCACACCGATGACGTCGACCCGATCGAGAAGCGCAAAGGCGCGGTAACGCTTGAGCGTGTCGAAGGGGCAGTGACTCGCGAGTACGCGACGATCCCGAACAACAGCGGCCGACTGTTGCCGGCGGCGCCGGATCGCCCGAGCGCGACGCAGTTTGCCGACTACCTGCAAAAGCGTGGTTTGTTCGCTGTTCGGGCCTGATACATTGGTCTGATCACCGTCAGGTAGTCGACCATGAGCATCGAAGACGAAAAGTTACGTTTGAAATTCACTGATGAAGAATGGCTTGAGATCGAAATTCAAGCTGCATCTATGGAGATGAGCGTCCAAGAATATCGGCGGATGATTCTAAAGGAGGGCATCGCCGAAATGATCGGCGAGCCTGATCCAGCCAAAACTCTTCATTAAAAATTTTGACGGCCTGAATTCAGGCTAAAACGCTTGGAGCCGCCATGGCCTTCTATGACGAAATGGCCGTGATGGCTCTGGAGATGATCACAGAGTTCGGCCAACCCGTGACCATCAGCAAGACGGAGCCGGGCGAGTACGATCCTGAAACAGGTGGGGATTCACCGGGCGCCACCATGGAGCAGACCGCCCAAGGCATCCTGCTCGATTTCACTGGTCAGGAATTTCAGAACAACAGCCTCATCAAGCAGGGCGACAAAAAGCTCAAGATCGCCGCGCAGGGGCTGGAGTGGGTGCCTGAGTTACTGAACAAGGTCGTTGTTCAAGGTCGCACCTGGTCAATCGTCCCCCCCTTGAAAGAAATCAACCCGGCCAGCACGCCGATTCTCTACGAATTGCAGGTGAGGTCATGAGCCGGACGGGCGCCGGTCAATCCGGCAGCTTCGCCCTGAGCCTCGCAGAGTTTGCGGCCCAGACCAGCGAAGCCATCGACGCCAGTGTGCGCGAGATCATCATCGAGGTCGGCAGCAGCCTGATCCGCATGTCTCCAGTGGGTAACCCGGAGATCTGGGCGCAGAACGCTGTAGCGACCCAGTACAACAAGGCCGTCGACGATCACAACAGCGCGCTGCGCAGCGATCAGGCCAACATCACCAAGGGCGGCAGACTGAAGAAGGGCCACAAGCTCAACGACGGCATGGACATCAAGGCGCCCGAAGGCTACGTCGGCGGCCGGTTCCGCGCGAACTGGCATATTTCCCTCGGTGTGGTCGAAAGCGTCACCTTCGACGAGGTTGACCCGAGCGGCGCCGAAACTACCGCCGCGCTGGTTGCTGCGATGAGCGATTTCACCGCCGGCCAGATCGCTTACATCATCAACAACTTGCCCTATGCGATTCCGCTGGAGTTCGGCCATTCGACCCAGGCCCCCGGCGGCATGGTTCGGGTAACCGTGGCTCGCTTCCAGCAAATCGTGTTGGAGGCCATCAGGAACCACCAGGTATGAGTCACGCCATCATCGCCTCGATCTACGAGGCAAAGCTGATCGCTTGGAACAATGCCAGGCCGGAGAAGCTGAAAATCGTTTTTGAGAACATGCCCTACACACCCACAGCGGGCGAGACTTACCTGCGGGCGTTCACCATTCCGGGCGACACGGCGAGCAACACGCTCGGCGGCGACCACCGACTGTATACCGGTGTGTTTCAGGTGAGCATTATTTGCCCGGCCGGCACCGGTAAGGCAAAAACCAACCCTATTGCCGCCGAGATCATCACGTTATTTCCGCTTTATGTGCGCGACGTGAAGAACGGTTTCGTAGTTACGCCCATGACGCCTGTAGATGTCGGCCCAGGCATCACAGGCGATACAACCTACACCGTCCCGCTGTCGTTTACGTACCGGTCCGACACCACGCCATAACCCGCCCGTTGGGCAAATCCTGAACCCGCCTTCGCGCGGGTTTCGTCATTTCTGAAAAGAGGAAAACCCATGAGCGTCAAAATCCCCAACGGCACCACATTCGAGATCGCCGCCACTCTGAGCGTGCCAAAACCGTTCACTGCGATCAGCAACGCTAAACCAGCGGTGCTGACTGCGGCGGCCCACGGCCTGATCGATGGCGACGTGATCGTGATCGATTCTGCGTGGGCAAAGTTGAATGGCCGCCCGGCTCGCGTTATCGATTCGGACACTGGCGAGTTCTCCGCCGAGGATGTGGATACCACCAGCGTGAAGAGCTACCCGGCAGGCTTTGGTGCGGGAACTGTGCGCGAAGCGACCGGGTGGACGCAAATCGCTCAGATCACCGAGCCAACTGCAAACGGCGGTGAGCAGCAATTTCTGACCTACGGCTTCCTCGAAGACGACGATGACCGCCAACTCCCAACCAACAAGTCCGCCAGCAGCATGACGCTGCCGGTTGCCGACGACCCAGCGCAGGCCTATGTCTCGATCGTTGAAGCGGCTGACGAGGACAAGGAGCCACGCCTGATCCGCGCAAATCTGCCGGGCGGCGCGACGATTTACTACTACGCCTACGTGTCGATTACCGCGACCCCAACACTGAGCCGAAACAACATCATGACGCGGACCATCACACTGTCGTTCGCATCTCGCCCAACCCGCTACAACGCCTAAGGGGGTCCTATGGCAAAGTTTTCCATTGCGCCAAAACCAACGTTCACAGTCGATGTGGCAATTCCTCAAGTTGGCGAAAAGCCGGCCATGGTGCCGTTCACTTTTAAGTACCGCGATCGCACCGCGCTTGCCGAATTGTTCGACTCCTGGAAGGTCAAAGCAGAGGCCGTCGGCGAACGCTTCAAAGGTACAGAGCCGACGCTTTCCGAAATTACCGCTGCAGAAGTTGAACAGGGCGTCGATCAGATCAAGGATCTGGTTGTGTCGTGGGGATTCGGCGACAAGCTCAACGATGATTCGATAACAGCGCTGGTGAAAAGCTGTGTCGGTGTGTCAGATGCCGTCGTGAAAGCCTATAGCGAGGCCTTCGGCAAGGCTCGTCTGGGAAACTAACCGCCGCTGCCCGTGCGCTGTACGAGGTTGAAAGTGATGCCGAGCAAATGGCGATGTTCGGCTTTTCTCCTGACGACTACGACGAGACCTTCGAAGTCTGGCCGGACAACTGGCAATCGTTCCTTGTCATGGACTCGATGTGGACTCAGTGGCGCACTGGTGCATGCGGCGCAACCGGTCTCGATTACGGCGTTCTGCCTGACGTTATGAAGCTCGTCGGTATTCCTGCCAAAGAGCGTCCCCGCGTGTTCCAAGACATTCGCATCATGGAATCGGAGGCGATCGCGGTTATGGCTGCGGCCCGCGACAATAGCCCGTGAAAACGGGCATTTATTCAAGGTGAGTCGATGAACATTGCAGAGCTCGGCGTCAAGATCGACTCGGCCGATGCGATTCAGGCCAAAACCAGCCTGGATGAAATGGCGAAGGCCGGCGGCCGCGCCGAGCAGTCCGCCGTTTCGTTGATGAACGAAATGCAGGCGTTGGAGAAGTCTCTCTCTACCAACGCCAAAACCACGCAGGATCTCGCAAAGCAGCGGGAAGCATTGGCGAAGCTGACCAAGACCGGCGCCTATGGCGAAGCTGAGGCCGCGAAGATATCGGCGCAGCTCGACAAGCAGCAGGTAGCGCTGGCCAAGTCGGCCATGGATGAGCAAAAGGCTCTGAACAGCCTGCTGGGCGCAATTGACCCGGCCCGCGCTGCGCTGTCCAAACTGGACACGCAGGTTGAGCAACTCGGCAAGCATTTAGACGCCGGTCGCATCAGCCAGGACCAATATAACTCAGCGCTGAGTAAGATCGACAAGGACTACGACAAGCTCGAAAAAACCACCACCGGCTTCGACAAACTTCGCCTCGGCACCCGCCAGGCCCAAGAGAACGTCGTGCAGCTGGGTAATGCGCTGTCGTCTGGAGACTGGGGAAGTGGGGTTCGCGCCGTTGCTCAGCTGGGAGCCGGGGCCGGCGCCGGTGCTGCTGGCTTGCTCGCTATTCTTGCGCCACTCGCACTGGCTACCGCAGCTGTTGGCGCGCTGGCCGTCGCCTATTACAAGGGCAGCGAAGAACAGGACGCCTATAGCAAATCCTTGATCCTCACCGGCAACTACGCAGGTGTGAGTGCCGGTCAGTTGGGCGAAATGGCTCGTCAGGTGAGTGCCACTGTAGGCACTACCGGTCAGGCGGCTGAAGTGCTCGCGCTGCTGGCGGGAAACGGAAAAATTGCGGGAGAGAGTTTTGCCGGGATCGCCCAGGCTGCTGTGTCAATGCAGGAGGCTACCGGCAAGGCAGTCAGCGAGACGGTTACCGAATTCGCCAAGCTCGCCGATGACCCGGTACAAGCGTCCGCCGCGCTCAATGAGCAGTACCACTATCTGACCGCTTCGGTTTATTCGCAGATTGCAGCGCTGGAACAGCAAGGCGACCACGCTGGCGCGGTAAAGCTTGCGACTGAGCAGTACGCCGATGCGATCAACGAGCGCACGCCGCGCATTCTGGAGAACCTGAGCTTTTGGGAGAAGGGATATAACGCGGTTGCGCGCGCGGCAGACAATCTGAAGAACATCGGCCGTCCCGATATCGACGCTGATATTGAGCAGGCCCGGCGCAATCTCGCTTCCGCACAAAAGGGCGACGTCGGGGCGTTTCAAAACCAGAAGGAGATGGTCGAGCTCTACTCCAATCAACTGAACATGCTGGAGGACCAGAAGGCAGCCCAGGCCGATATCGCAAAATGGGAAGGCGAGCAGGCGAAAGCGCAGGGCGATGCAGTGTCGTCGATGTCGAAGATCGACGCGTTGGCCAAGTCCTCTTGGACGAACGAGCAGAAGCGCACCGAGGCTATAAAGGAGTACAGGCGCCAACTCGATGACATACGCAAGGTCGCTCCGAACGATCCGCGCCTGAGCCAGGCAGCTATCGACAAGAACATTGCGAACATCAACGACAAGTTCAAGGATCCAAAAACACCAGCCGGTAGCGTCGACACTACAGGCTTCAATAACGCGAAAAACGCTTTGGCCGAGACACTGGCCTACTACAAAAATGCTGACAAGGAACTTGAGGCGTCTCAGCGCGCCGGTGTCATCTCCCAAGCAGATTACACCGAGCAGCGCGTGAGCCTACTCAACCAGCAGGCCAACGAAGTTTCCCTAAGCTACCAGGCTGAAATTGATGCCCTCGAAGCGGTCAAGGCCAAGAAGGGCACGACCAGCGCTCAGATCATTCAGATTGACCAGAAAATTGCCGACGCCCGCAGTGCCATGGTTAAGGCGCAGCAGGACAGCGACAGCGAGCTGGCCCTGATCGCGACCAACGAAGAGGGCCGTCTTCGTAAGCAGACTCTGGCGGTCAACTCTTACACGAGTGCTTTGCAACAGCAGGTCGACACCCTTCGTCAGCAGGGGCTGCGGGCCGCGTCCGGCCTCGGACAGGGAGACCGGCAGCGCGGACTGACCGAGCAGCAGAACGGAATCGACGACCGATTCAATCAGCAGCGTCTGGAGTTGGCCAACCAGTACGGCGATGGCTCACGCGGTATGAGCCTCGAGGAGTACACCCAGAAGCTCGCCGCGCTGACAGCCACGCAGCAAGATCTGCACGACACGGTGCAGGCGAACTACGACGACATGACAGCCGCCCAAGGCAGTTGGAGTGCCGGTGCTTCCTCAGCGTGGCGGAACTACTTGGAATCAGCCCGTGATGTCGCGGGACAGACGAAAAGCCTGTTCACCAATGCCTTCAGTTCCATGGAAGACGCAGTCGTCAACTTCGCCATGACCGGGAAGCTGTCGTTCGCTGACTTCACCAAGTCGATTCTGGCGGACATGGCGCGGATTGCTACCCGGCAGGCCAGTTCGACGCTGCTGAGCAGTCTGGTTGGTGCGGCCACCAGTTACTTCACTGGCGGAGGCAGTGGTAACGGGCTGGCGGCTGGATCTGCCGGTGCGACATCTTCGAATCTGGGCGCGTCCTCGGCAGGTTACTCCAGCACCTACTTCCCGCAGGCGCTCGGTGGTGCCTGGTCGTCGGGCGTCCAGATGTTCGCCAATGGCGCCGCGTTCACCAACTCCGTGGTCAGCAAGCCGACAGCGTTCGGGATGGCAGGGGGGCAGCCCGGCATCATGGGCGAGGCAGGACCTGAGGCAATCATGCCACTGACCCGCACCGCCGGCGGTCAACTGGGCGTCCGCGCAATCAGCGGCGGTGGGAGTGGTGGCGGCAACGTTTACAACTTCCCCGTCGCGGTATCAGTGCAAACACAAGGCGCTGGCGGCGCGGCCAGCACAGAAGACACGACGCAGCGTGGCAAAGGCATTCAGCAGGCGGCGAAAGCCGAAGCTGAAACTGCGATCGCCCGAGCGCTGCAACCCGGCGGATCAATCTGGAAACTGACGAACGGGAGGGGCTGATGGCCATCGAAACATTCACCTGGCCAACCCAGCACGGTGACGCGCCCGAGATCTTGTATCGGGTGCGCACCTCGCAGTTTGGCGGCGGCTACAAACAGGAAGTTGGCGACGGCCCGAACAACAAGGAAGACGCGTATCCGATCACCTACAGCGGCCCTCAGACCAAGGTGCTGGAGATCATGGCGTTCCTTGATCGGCACGCCGGCGCGAGAGCCTTTCTGTGGACCACGCCATTGGGCCAGCTTGGCCTGTTCACCTGCAAGAACCCCGTGCCCACACCGGTGGGCGGCGGTGTTTTCAAGCTCACCGCCACGTTCGAGCGGGCATTCCATCCATAAGGGGCAATCATGCCGCTGATCAGTGACATCCAGGTGCTTGAACCTGGCAGCGAAGTGCTGCTCTTTGAATTGGACGGAACGGACTATGGCGCGGACGTTTTGCGCTTCCACGGGCACGCGATACCGCACACGCCAGCCGAGTTGATTGCCGCCAGCGCTGATGCCGACCAACTGCCAGCGAAGGCGATCTACTGGCAGGGCAACGAGTACAGCGCCTGGCCAATGCAGATCGACGGCATTGAGGCGAACGGCGACGGCACGGCGGTTCGGCCGACACTGTCCGTCGGCAACGTCAACGGGCGTATCACCGCGCTCTGTCTGGCATTCGAGGATCTCCTCGAGTTCAAGCTGACGATGCGGCACACGCTCGGCAGCTACCTCGACGCGGCGAACTTTCCGGCAGGCAACCCAACAGCTGACCCAACCCAAGAGACGATCGAG